TTTGAAACTTGCTGATACAGGCGGGTACAATTGGCCAATATGGATGGTAGATACACCATATTCGCTTGACATTGGCGATGCAGTAGTGTATCGTGGCTGTGAGTTAGAGCATTGGCGTGATGTATGTGAAGGTCCTTCTGATTATAGGATGGGGCAAGTATTCATGCATTATGTAGATAAGAACGGTCCGTATGCTGACCATAAATATGATAAACGGCAATGGATTGCTAAATTCTACGAAAGTGAAGTGTGATAAAATGAGTGAAAAGAAACCAAAACATTATGTGAACAACGCAGATTTTTTAGAGGCTCTTATAGAGTATAAGAAGAATTGTGTGGTTGCCAAAGAAGAAGGTAAACAAGATCCACAAATTCCAAATTATATTGGAGAATGTTTCTTGAAAATTGCAGAACACCTGTCTCGCAAACCTAACTTCTTTTCTTATTCTTTCCGAGATGAAATGATATCAGACGGCATCGAAAACTGTTTGATGTACTTCCGTAATTTTGATCCTGATAAGTCAAAGAATCCATTTGCATACTTTACCCAAATTATTTACTTTGCCTTTCTACGCCGTATTATGAAAGAGAAAAAACAACTCTATGTCAAATACAAGGCAACAGAACAGTTTGGTATACTTGATGAGTTTGAAATGTATGAAGACTCTGACGGCACAATGAAACAGTTCCAAATGTATGATAACATTTCCGAGTTCATTCAAAACTTTGAAGAAAGTAAAAAGAAAAAGAAAGACGGCAAAACAAAAGGCCTAGAAAAGTTCATTGAAGAATTGCCTACAGAACCATTGACAAACAGTTAAAATTGTGATATCATATAGATTATGAAAATTTGTATTCTGGGTGATACGCATTTCGGTATGCGTGGTGATTCTTTGGAGTTTCACCGTTACTATAAAAAATTCTATGATGAAACATTTTTCCCGTATCTAATCGAAAATAAGATTGATACGGTTTTTCAGCTTGGCGATTTGTTTGACCGCAGGAAGTTTATTAACTTCAATTCACTATACTTGTGCCGCAAATACTTCTTTGACAAACTCCGTGACAACAATATTTCACTTCATACATTACTTGGTAACCATGATGTTGCTTTTAAGAATACACTTGAAGTAAATTCTACATCTTTATTGTTGCAAGATTATGAGAACATTAGGATATATGATGAGTTTGATTCAATAATGTTTGATGGTGTAGAGATTGATATTGTGCCTTGGCTCTGTTCAGGCAATCAAGAAGAAATCTTCACACAAATAAAGAATAGCAAAAATCAAATTTGTTTTGGGCATTTTGAGATTGATGGGTTTGAAATGGACCGAGGTAATGTTTGCCACGGTGGTATTGACAAACAACCCTTAAACAAGTATGATATCGTATTGACTGGTCACTTTCATCATAAATCAAATGATGGGCATATCTACTATGTTGGCACACCAGGTGAAATGACTTGGGCTGACTATAATGATCCAAGAGGGTTTCATACCTTTGATACGAATACCCGTGAACTTGAATTCATACAAAATCCATATCGCATGTTTCATAAGTTGTCTTATGATGATGCGGTAACTGACTTTGAATTTTGGAAGTCATACGATTTCACTCCGTTGAAAGAGACATATGTGAAGGTGATTGTTGTTAACAAACAGAATCCATATCTATTTGATACCGTGATTGACAACTTGTACAAATCAGGTGTGTCAGACATTTCTATTGTTGAAGATTTTACTGATACTGTAATTGAGAACGACCAAGAATTGATTGACCAAGCTGAAGATACAATGACAATCTTGTCCAAGTATATTGATAATTTGACCTTGAATGTTGAGAGTGAAAAACTTAAAACTCTAATGCGTGAACTGTATGTTGAGGCATTAAATACGGAAAGAACAGAATGAACTACAAAACAATTTACAATTATCCAAAAGAAAGACAGAGAATCTTTTATCCTTGGTGTTATTGGGATGGTGCATTTAGTGATGAAGAGCTGAATAAAATGTGTGCTTACTTTGATACGCAAGGCGTTGAGAGGGGCACAACAGTTGGCAATGTAGAAAAAGATGAAACTGGAAAAGAGATTGTCAAATCAAAGCCAAATGAAGATGTTAGAGTATCAAATGTAAAATTCTACAATTGGGAACCTGCCAATGCAGATACATCATGGATTTTTCAAAAGATGAATTATGTTATTGATTCTATCAACAATCAATACTATGGTTTTGAACTGAATGGTTATGATACATTTCAATATACAGAATATGAATCACATGAAACAGGTCGATATGATTATCACATGGACACAATCATGGGTAAGAATGTTCCTGCTGATATGAATGAGGTAAGAAAATTATCTATTACAATGTGTGTGAATGAACCGGGTGAAGAATATGAAGGTGGAGAATTTCAGATTAATAATGGACAAGAAAAAGATGCCGAAACTATTCCAACTAAAAAAGGAAGAATGATTATTTTTCCATCGTTTATGATTCACCGAGTTGCACCCGTAACTAAGGGTAAAAGAAAATCAGTTGTTGTATGGGTAACAGGACCAAAATTTAAATAATGATAACTTTTCGTTATGTGCGTTGGAAGAACTTACTTTCAACTGGTAATTATTTTACTGAAGTAAAACTAGATAATAACACCAATACACTTGTCGTTGGTGAAAATGGTTCTGGCAAATCAACTATGCTTGATGCATTGTGTTTTGGTTTGTTCGGTAAGGCCTTTCGTAATGTCAACAAACCAAATCTATTAAATTCAATCAACAGTAAAGATTGTATTGTTGAAGTTGAATTCAACACGAATAACAAATCATACAAAATTATTCGTGGTATCAAACCAAACAAGTTTGAAATCTACTGTGATGGTGAGTTACTGAATCAAGATGCAGCTGCAAGAGACTATCAAGAATACCTTGAGAAGTTTATTTTGAAGTTGAATTACAAATCATTTACGCAAATCGTAATTCTTGGCTCTGCATCATTTGTTCCTTTCATGCAACTATCATCTTCAGATAGAAGAGCAATCATTGAAGACTTGTTAGACATTCAAATCTTTTCTACCATGAATGGTCTATTAAAAGATAGGTTGACTAACAACAAAGATGTGATGTTTCAAAGCAAATCTGAAATTGAATTGACACAACAAAGATATGATTTACAAGATAAACATATCAAAGGACTAAAACAAAACAATGAAGACAAGGTGACTGAATATGTTAGTGAGATACGAATCAATACAAATACCATACAAACCTTACATGGTGAAATTGCTAACCTCTCCTCACAAGTCGAAACGCATCAAAACTTGGTGGCAGAAAAGACTTTGGTTGAGGATAAGGTCAAGAAGATTACAAAACTTGAATCTCAGATTGAAAGCAATCTATCCAAATTTCGTAAGGATATCAGTTTCTTTGCACACAATGATGATTGTCCAACGTGCAGGCAGGCCATTGCCTCCGAGTTTAAAGAAACGGAGTTACAAACCCTTCAGACCAAAGCTACAGAATGTGAACATGGCCTAACACAATTAGAAGTTAAGTTATTGGAAGAACAAACTAAACTGAATGAGATAACTGAAATTCAAAGACGAATTCAAACATTACAGATTGAGATTGCAACCAAGAACACTTCTATTATAGAAACAAACAAATACATTACCAAGATAGAAAAATTAATTGAAGAATTAAAAACTAACAAGGCATCTACAGAAAAAGAAGAAGAAGAATTAAAGTCATTAAATGATACATTAACTGTATTAAAGAGTAATTTAAGACACTTAATTGATGAGAAGTCATATTATGAAGTTGCCTCTGGTCTGTTAAAAGATACAGGTATCAAAACAAAGATTATCAAACAATACTTACCAATCATTAACAAATTGGTGAACAAGTATTTGGCATCATTAGATTTCTTTGTGAACTTCAACCTTGATGAATCGTTTAAAGAAACAATCAAATCAAGGCATCGTGATGATTTCACCTACAATAATTTTAGTGAGGGTGAGAAACAACGAATTGATATGGCATTGATGTTGACATGGCGTGCAGTTGCTAAATTAAAGAATTCATCCAATACCAATTTGTTGATACTTGATGAAGTGTTTGATTCAAGTCTTGATACAAATGGTACAGAAGAATTGATGAAGATACTTCATATGCTTGAAGGTGTAAACCTGTTTGTGATTTCACATAAAGGTGATATTCTTGTAGACAAGTTTGCCAATGTAATTCGTTTTGAAAAGGTAAATAACTTTAGTAGGATAATGAAATGATAGAGTTGAGTAAATATTTTGGTAATAATACCCAAGCAACAGTATTTAAGGATGAAGATGGATTCTTTGCCACAGTAAAGAGTGCAACTGGTGTATACTACACGACCAGATTTAATAATGAAGAAGATGCCGAAATTTATGCAGAAGATTGGGTAAACAAAGATGAGTGATATTTTAACAATTGATACCTCAGTTGCGGCAGGTATAACAAAAGCCGAACCAAAGGTCGAACCACTACAAGTGTTTGATGATAGACTTCCCATGTTATCAGAAGTTATGCCTGAGTTTGTTGGTGCTTTACCTAATGCAAGTATGACACACTTGGTCAAACGCATGAAGTTTACAATGAAACTTTATAGTGGATTAGGTCTGGCTGCCAATCAATGTGGAGTAAAAGAAAGAGTGTTTGTTATTGGTACAGACCAATTTCAGATGGCATGTATCAATCCAAAAGTAATCGAAGTATCGGAAGAACTTGTAAAAGATACCGAAGGCTGTCTTTCGTTTCCTGCTTTCTTTCTAAACTTCCCACGACCAAAATGGATTGAAGTAGAATACACAAATGAAAACGGTGAAAGAACACAAGTAAAACTTGATGGTCTTACTGCAAGATGTTTTCTACATGAACTCGACCATTTGAATGGTGTTAAGTTTACCAGTTATGTTGGCGCCGCATCTATTTTACAAGCTGCTCGCAAACAACAAAAATTGATTAAGAAAATTGTAAGAAGAAAAAAATGAAAAAAGTTGATGATGTAGAAGTGCAATGGGCTAAGTTTCTTGAGGAGAATCCTGAAGATAGAATGCCTGTAATTGACGAAAATGTTTTGCGTGAACGTATGATTAAAGAGTTGACATATGTTTCCGCAATGGATGTCAAAGAATACACACTCTATCAGAAATGGCATGAAATCAAGTCTAAGTTTCCTACTGAACGTGTTAACACACTTTTTGGTGAAGAAGAAACATTCTTGGCTGACCCTATACAGGCAAAATATATTGCAGAAGCAAAGAGTAATATTTGGATGCCCGAAAGTGTAGAAGACTACATGGACTTGGAACCAGTGCTTGAATATACAGATGATTCAGGCAAGGGCACCAAGAAAGGTGTTGATGGTTCTGTTGTATCATATAGCATTGAACGCAACATGGACTTGCCTGTTCGTTGTAATGCATTAAAGAGTTTCATTACCAATGGTCGTAATAACAGTAACATTGGTCGAAATCTTCACTTCATAGTAAAAGACAATAAGACAAGTAAGTATCTTGGTGTTGTTACAATTTCATCCGACTTCCTTGATTTAACACCCCGTGATAAACACATTGGTTGGGACAGAACATTGAAGACACAAGGCGGTATGATTAACCATACAGGTATTGGTTCATCAATCGTGCCAACACAACCACTTGGTTATAATTATGTTGGCGGTAAGTTGTTGTCATTGCTTTGTTTATCTGATGAAGTACAGAAATTATGGAAACAACAATATGGTGATATCATGGTTGGTGTTACAAC